GAATATATTCTATGACAATAATCTTCGGCATTCCAGCCATAATCCTCAAAGTCTTTAAACATTTGTTCTACTAAGGATGTGGTAGGAACAACTAATAATATTTTCTTTTTAGTCTCTACAAAATATCTTACTACAGCATATATCATTAATGACTTACCTGATGCAGTAGGTGATACAAGAAGTTTACGATTATATTTTAATGCATCATATACAGCATCTACCTGATAATTTCTTGGTTTGTGCTTTGATATACGAGTCATGTATTCCTTGACTCCTTCTCGACTTATGATTGCATTCTCTTCAAACGGTGTACCATAATGTTTATTATCTTCAAATTCTAAACTATACTCTGACTTTCTTGCCCAATTAACAATCTTATCTACCAACCCAACATATACTTCTCCAGTAGCAGGAGAAAACAAACGAATCTTACCATCCCAGTACTTACTACGATACTGAGGCATGAATTTAGCACCAGGAACATCAAACGTAAATAAGTCTGTTAGTTCCTGACTTATATGTGGTTCTGTTTTTACAGTCACATATACTTCATTCTTTTTACGGATGGTAATGTCAGTCACTGTATCCTCTAATAAATTTTTGCCACTCAATCGCATTCTTAACTTGATAAGTACGATTGTTTATATTTTTCAGGATACTATCCAAATAATTGGTCATTACTTGATAATAATCTATTTTGGATAGTGTTTTTATCAGATCTTCATCTGAGTCCATATATTTATCGACATCTTGTCTTAAAACCTTATGATCAAAAGGTTTATCAACGTAGACTTGAGGATCTGCTTTACCAGAGTAGTATTGCCACTTCTCCTTTTTGAGTACCTTAAATTTATTCTCCTCTGATTTTTTAAGGAGAATTATTCGATTTAAGATCCTATAATATTTTGCATGTAGTGCTGGAATGTTAGTAGACTCAGTATGTAGATTATCTGGGTCTATTTTTGAATCCTCACTCCATAACGACTGAATTTCATCAAGATTCATAAATTAAATATCAACTTCTATATCATATATAGAATACTTAAAGATGACCTCGGCCGTAACATAATCTATATCTGTCATTGTTGCATCAAACTCTACGGGAGAAAGACTAACGGGAAATACGTCTTTAAAATGAACTCTTGTATTCACATTAAAGCTGCTATTGTAAATGTATAGGGTTCCATCAGAATATTCATTATATGGACTTTTTGAATTAGGACTTGGAAAATATAAATCTTCATTCTTTAATGTAGCAAATTCATTAATATCAGCAGGATAACCTAATCCTCTTAACCATCTATGAACACTAAGATAGTTTTCCATGTTCTCATCAATAAGAAATCTTAAGTTAAAATCACTATAAGATATCTTATCTCCAGGAATAGGAAGGTCTTTTAAATACGTTGGTTGTTCAGCATATCCTAAATCAATACCAGGAATATTTGCTTGATTAGCAAAGAAATCTACTTTTGGTATTTTAGAAATAGCAAACTTAAATCCTACAGGAGATAAGAAATTTCTATTAGATATTTGATTTGCCCAGAGTTTTGCCATTAGTTCAACAGGTCTCCATTTAGTTATTTAGATAAAAAAAAGACCCCTCGAAGAGGAGTCTTTGTAAAGATATAAGCGACTCGCTTACATAAGGTTTTTAACCTGTACACGGCGGTAGTATGTGTTGGCGTTAGCCTTAATACGTCCGTATCCAGCTGTTCCACCTTCGGCAAATGGGTTCGCAACGATACCGTAGCGAGTCTTAAAGCCGATTTTTGGTTGGAAGGTGTTCTCTCCCACTGCACGAACCATCTGTAGAGGAACGTATGGGCAATAGAACAATCCAGCGTCATAAGGTGAAGAACCTTTATAACCAGCAACGTAGTACTGAGTAGACTGTACGTTTGCAGAATAAGGGTCGATGTAGACTCTATACTTACCTTGAAGTACACCAGCAAATGTATTGCCTGTGTCATCAACATTAAGGTTAGCATTAAGAGCAGGTGTGTAATCAAGAACACCAGCCATTGTTAGTGCAGAAGCAACGTCAGCAGAACAAAGGATCATGTTACCCTTTCCTCTACGAGTTTGCTGTGCGATGGCGTTAGCATCTCTTTCGATCTGGAACAGAAGTCCTTTGAACTTCTCAACAGACCATCTACCATTTGAGTCAACGTCTAGGTCGAATATTCCACCGTTTGCAACGTTTGCTTGAGCACCTGGTTTAGCAATCTTGTAGATTGTTCTGATAACTTCACGGTTAATTTCAGCAAGGATCTCTGTTGAGAGAATGTTTGCTAATTCCGCTTCAGCATTCAGACCGTGGATTGCCTTAAGGTCTTGAGCAAGTTCCAAACTGTACTCAGCTTTGAGTGCTCTGGACTTCGCAGTCACAGTAACTTTCTCAATACTGAATGCCATCTGGTTGAAGTGATTGCCAGCACCGTCTCCAAGTGCTTCAGCATCACCTGTATTCATTGCTTGACCAGTTGCATACTCTGCCTGATCTGCACCAGAAGAGTTAAGAAGACCTGGGTTCTTAGCAGTGTCGTCACCAGTGATATTTGTACTAGATGTAGTACCGAAACCAACGCTTGCTCCGTCAGATGCTTGACCAGTGTAAAGACCCTGAGTAAGGTTATCTCCACTGTCCTGACCAGAGAAGCTGGAATCAACTTCATCGTAGAATGTTTCTGTTCCTGTCTGGTTGTCGTAGCGACTTCTCATCGCAAAGATCAAACCAGTAGGTCCGTTCATTGGCTGAACACCTGCTAGGTCATAAGCGACCAAGTTAGGCATAGCACGACGGATTAGGCTGATTAGAACGGGGTCAAAACCAGCAGTTGGTGTATCACCATTTGATGCACCTGCAGCACTACCACCGAAACCACCAGATGCTCCAGCAGCATTACCGATGTTTGTGGGTGCTTCCATGAGGAAGTTGCGTTCCTCATTTTGAAATTTTTCTTGGTTCTCCAGAAGAACTGCGGTAACCATTCTACGATGTGGATCTGAAATCTTATCGAGACCTTCGTAATCTAGAAGGGGTGACCACTTCTCCTGCAGTTGTTCAGCATTGAACATTTGCATTTGAATTTACCTCTTAAGTAAAAGTGTGTTTGTTTAAATTTAATAAGAAATTACTTCTTGATAACTCTTTGCATAGTGCTCAGATAATTCGCCATGCTTCCAGAAACTTTTTCTTCGCTTGGTGAACTTTCTTCTGAGATATTCTCGGAGTTGTCTCTTTGAGCACTAGCTGCTACTGTAGGGAAATAAGATTCTCTAAGTGTTACTAGTTTCTCACGGTAATCGGATTCACTTTCAAACTCAACACTTTCAGCAAGAGATGCTAGCTTTTCTTTCTGAGTGACTGCTAGTCCTTCAGAAACTTCACTTAAGATTCCATCGGATGTAGATTCTGCTAACCTCTTGTTAAGAGCAACATTTCTTTCGATCTGCTCATTGAGTTTTCCTTCCATTTCATCAAGTTTATTTACCATGCTCTCAAGGACATCATATTTGTCTTCAGGGATTGATACATAATGTTCTTCAAAAAGACCTTTTAGACCTGCCATAAAGGATTCAGACAATTCTGCCTTAACTCCTTGATCGACGGCTAATTTGTTTTCTTGCATCCACTCATCAGCAACGTACTCTAGATAAGAATCAGTACGCTCGGTAAGTTCTACTTTTAATTCAGCAGTTTCTTCCTTAATTGCTTTGATGTGGTCTGCTTCCAATTCTTCTTTAATTGCTGCAACTTTAGAATTAATTGCTGCTTCAAAGATTGTCTTTGCTTTTGCTTGGAATTCTTCAGAAAGTTCTTCGCCTTGTAGAAGTGCTTCAACATCTTCTTCAACGCTAGTTTCTTCCTTAGTCTCGGATTCAGCAACGACTTCTTCTTCAGAGTCAATTGCTTCCTTAACTTTTTGACGGAGTTGTGAAGGAGTCTCTTCAACTGTTTCTTCTACAACTTCCTCTTCTGCTACTTCAGATTCTGCAACTACTTCATCAGTAGTAACTTCTTCTTCTGCAACAACATCACCTTCAGGTTCGGATTCTTCCTTTTTAAGTTTCCCTGCGGTTTGATCACCAGGTTTAGCACCTTTGTTTACCACATTCTTAACTTGTGCCAAAGAAGCACCAGGTGTTTTTAACTTAGCCGACTCATCATCGGTCTTATAGTTTTCTGGAGTAGGCCCGCCTAAGTCTTCCCAAGATCCGTCGTTGCCAGGTGTTGAAACTCCTGCTGCGTTAGACGCTGCCTTTGGCATTGCCTTGTCACCAGAATTTGCACCAGCAGTAACGGCGTTGGATTCCTTAACGTCTACTTCCATCTCATTTAATTTTTTTCCACGGGACATTTGAAATTCTCCGAATACCTTTAGTAATTGACTATATTTATTTATAAATTAAAGATTTGAGAGAAAGTCTTGGAACAAACCAAGCTTATGCTCTTCTAGTCTTTTTTGATCAACTAGAGTGTTGATGCGTCTTTTTGTGCGTGACGCAAGTTGTTCACGGAGCATACCTCCTTCCCAAACCCACTCTTTTCCTTCCATGATTCC